TCTTTGCTTGACAATATTAACCCCAACTTGCCCAAACTGAGAAATTAGTGTGTTCGCAACATCCTGATTAAATTTGTTGGTTATTGGGTCAATCAATGGCTTTAGTGCTTGGGTATCAATAACCTCACCTCGCTCATTCAATATTGACTTACCTCTCAAGCCAGTTTCAGGGTCAATGCCATTAGCTACACTTAATGCTGCCGCTTCCATGCCACGCTGTCGCATAGTCATACCACGATCAAGCAAAAACTTCTCACGCTCAAAGCCACGAATCTCTTGTTGTTGAGCCTGTTCCTTTGCCCTCATCATCTCATTGCGTAAGATAAATGCAGTTTGAGTATCTCCAGTTTGCAATGCCATCTGAATGCCTTGAGCAAATGAATCAGGGTTCGTTGGGTCAATCATCCCAAGGATTTGTTGACGTTGTGAAATCAGCTTTAACTGTGGGTCTTCACCACCCAAAGCACCACCAATAGCACCACCTATCTGCTGACCAGCACGAAAAGTCCCATAGTTAGCCCTAGCCATTGGGTTAAGCTGTGCAAACTGAATAGCTTGAGCCTCTTGCGCTTGACGTTGAGCAAGTTGATACTGTTCAGGAGTAGTAAATAAACCGAGAATGTCTGAGGTTGCCATGATTATTCCTTAGTAGTCGTAAATTGGTGTTCCAGATGCGGTAAATTCATTTCCCATATCATCGAAATAATTTTTTCTCCCACCAAACAACTTTTCAAAGCCAGTTTGCAGTCTTGGACTATTAGCTAATCCAGCATACAAACCAGCTTCAGGACTAAATCCAGCACCGCCTTGTTGAGTTCTAGCCGCCGCTAATCCACCTTGCAATAATGACTGACCAACATTTCCACCATAAGCCGCCGCTTGACCACCCAAAGCCGCACCCAACTTCAAAGGCGCTTGTCCAAGTTCTTCAAGGGTTTGACCAGCACCCAAATAGGTTGTAAATGGATTCAATGCGCCAACCTGACCAGTTTGATATTGATTCAATAAATTAGAACCAGTATTAAACAATCCCGCACCAAACGCAACATTCTGTTGACCAGCTTGCTGTGCTTGTGCCGCCAACTGAGCATCTTGTTGAGCCATTGCGTTGTAATACGCTTCCATCTCAGGTGTAGTAGCACCCAATCCAGCCGCACCGCTAGGACGCATACCTGTAGCACCTACAGACAATCCACTACGACCTTGTTGGAACAACTGGTTCTGCAACTGAGCATATTGACGCTCACGACTAGGAGCAAGCAAGTCCTGTTGCTGTTGAATGTATTTAGCCGCAACCTGTTCAGGACTCTGTGCAAGATACTGCTGACCCAAGCCAAACAGACCTGTAGCCGCTGTAGACAATGGCTGATACTGTTGTTGAGCCTGTTCTGCTTGAGTTAAAGCGCCACCAGTAAGACCCATCAAACGATCTTGATAGGCTCTGGCTTCTGGGCTTAGTTGATAACTAGCACCTGACAAATACCCACTAGGGTCAAGTTGAAAGCCAGATGTACCATAACGGGTAGTAATCCCTACAGGTCGAAACTTAGCCGCTTCAGCCGCTAATCTTGCCGACTCACGCATTGCCGCCGCAGATTGATTTGCCGCATACTCTGTGGCAGATGCTTGTTCTTGCGCCCCTAAATATCCTAATACTGCACTAATTGGCATATCAATCCCCTTTAATCAAAACTTCATCCACTTTAGACGGGTCTTTCTCGTCTGTGGCATGAATACAAAACCAAACACAATCAGTAATGGCTTTTACGCCATGAGTTACACCAGCCTCAATCTCAATGCAAGCTGGAGCAGAAACAATATCAATCTCAGTACCACGAAATACAGCAACCTTGCCATGAGCCAAAATAGACAAATGACTGAAGTTGTGCGTATGCTTCATGATCGCCATTCCTGCCGTGAAAAATGACTCTTTGGCATATAACCCATCACTGAAATGATGAGTAATGCGAAATTGTGGGTCTTGCATCATCATGCTGTGCGCTTCCACATATAAACAGTAATGTATGGCTGATAGTTGGCATTAGTGCCACTAGAGCCTTCTGTTGAATTTGCAACAGTAATTCCTGTTGTAGCTGTTGAAGTTGCCTGCCCTTGATTGTTTGCTTGATTTACAGCCGCAGAAGCTACACCAACTAGACTAGACCCACTATATACAAAGGCTTGGTGATTGTGTCCTGCGTCTGTAACTGTTGCAGTGTGAGTGTGGCTTACAACAATTGCATTTGCACTACCACCAGTTTCTTCAGCAGTGTCAAATAACGCATTGCCTGAGTCAAAACCAACCATGACACGACCAGCCGCAAATGCAGTCCATGTACCAAAACCAAGCAAAGTTGCAGGGTTAGTGCTAACAGTTGCATTTGTATAGATTGAGCCAACAGGATATATTGCCGCTAAAGCCGCTTGAACAAAAGCAGTTGTCGCTAATGCAGTTGTACTATTGCCAAAAGACTGAGTTGTACCAATAGACCCTGTTGGCAATGTTGGTGTGCCAGTAAAAGTAGGACTTGCTAAGTCTGCCTTAGTTGCAACAGCAGTAGCAATATTGTTGAACTCAGTATCAATCTCAGTACCTTTGACAATCTTTAACGCATTACCAGAAGATAAGGCATCTTTAGTTGCAAAGTTCGTTGATTTTGTGTAGTTTGACATGGTTACTCCTTTAACTTATCTTGCCATTTTTGGCTTGAATTTCAATCTTTTGAATAGACAATGCAGAACCATTTATGTCTGTTTCATATCCAGTTTGAACAACCTTACCACTTCCTGATGCAGAAACAGTTAAGGTTTGTAGTGCAACACCATCAGAGTATTGTGCAATTACTGTTGCATTAGCACCATACTCAGCAATGCCATAATAGGACTCGCCTTGAGTTGGAATCGTATCGTTGCTAGACAAATAGTTTGTCTTAAAGTCAAAACCCCACTTAAAGGTAACAGTTTGATTTGTGCCACCAATAACCACAATGGACAACTTCTTTAAGATAGAAGTTTGATTCTGATTTCCAAGGTCAGCATGGTTCGTGTAGTACAACATACGATATGAAGACTGATAATCTTGATAAGTTCCATACAAACCAATATAGCCATTCTTACCAATGTACAACGTACCATCACGCCTAGACAATAATGCTGTAGGAGTTATAGAGTCCCATGTTGTTACTCTAGCCGCACCATCAGGCAAATAAGCCTTAGTATCGAAACAAAATACAGCGCCTGTAGATGGTGTAGTCAATAAATAAAACGCTTCACGCTCAGAATAAACAGACTTGATATTTGCTAATGTCTCTCCAGCAATTACAGTCGTTAAATCATTACGAATATTCTTAGACAAGTCTCTTTCAGGAGAAGATTTCTCTTGTATTGTTCTCATCAAAGAACGAACACCAGAGTTAGACAAGAACAGTACATCAGTGCTAGTAGTCTGAATGCTGTCTCTTGCAATGCAACCAATACCCTCAACAGTATCACTCAATGACATTGATGCTGGTGTAGTGGCATTTTGATAAATGAGAATTTGACGTTTACCAAAGATAAACAAGAAACCATTGTGTGCGGCTAAACCAGTGATTTCATCAGAGCCATTTACCCACACACGATCTACATTCAAAGAGCCTGATGTTCCTGTTGACCAAACATGACCAGCAATTAGGTCTGAGAAGAAAACTGTAGCGTTATTGGTTGTAGTATTTGCCGCCCACAATCTACCAAAAGCAGAAATTGCAATATTGGCATCAGGAACAGTAGCGGCATAACCTGTCTTCTCAGACACTCTACGATAGGTTGTAGTGCTTACAGCAGGGTCATAGATCAAAGGATTATGACCAGACTGAAAAAAGTAAGTTATGTTATTTAATGATGCACATTGCCAATTGCTTGCAGTAATAGTTGGAGCAGTACCCCCCCCACCATAGGTAAGTTCAGTAACAACATTGCTTGCACCAAGTTTAAACAACTTGTTGTTACCAGCAAACAATACAGTCAAAGTACCATCAGCTTGAACTAACTCATGGATAACTTTTACATCATTAGCACCTAAATCACCACTAGACGCATTTACTCTTGAAAAACCCTTGCGTGAACCCATACGACCATACTGGTCAATGATGCAGTTTGTTGCAACCAAAGCAAATCCAGCCGCAAGATTAAGAGGTGAATCTTGCGTATTCAGCCCATAAAGTGCGGGTGCTGAAATGCTAAAGGTTTGTATGGGTTGACTCATATTGCAACAAACTCCTGATTCTCAGGATAGCGAGTTCCTTCCAAAGCAATGCTGTCAGACAACATAGCTTTATACAACTGGTATGCCTCAGATGAAGACAAACCACCATCTTCACCACGCTCTACCAAAGCACGAGCATAGGCATTCTGAGCCACTAGAGTGTCAGCAACAGCCACAACAGTTGAGTCTGATGTCAAGGTAGCCTGTGGCACTGTTAAGGCAAATTTGATTGTGTAAACACCATCAGGTATTGGGTATAGATTTACCTTGGTGTCGTAGCTACCATCAACCCCATCAAAAGCAAATTCTGTGGGTATTGAGTTAACAAGTGGCGTAAAATTTAGTTTGCGGTTCATGTCCACAAAAGTGATGTTTATAAGTCCAACATTGCTTGTGGTATTGATTACATCCATCACTTGAAACTTCTGACCAGCACCTGTCAAAGAGTAAGCGGGTGTAGATGCTACAGTGCTAACTGTGATGGTTTGACCTAAAACATTCCAAGCAAAAGCATCTTCAATCTGACGCTTTGCATCATTGACAAACTTGCCAATTAAGGCAGAATAAGATGTTTCGGAAACAGTGGAAACTGCTGTCTCACGCAACCTTACGAGTACATCGTTTACAAGTTCAAGGTAGGTCATGCTCGTGTCAACCCTTCTTCTTCAAATGTGGCTATAAAACTAAATGAGCTTGCAGACTGAGTAGTTATTTTTAACTTGTCGCCTTCTTCAAAAACAATGTAAGCATTGCCATCAAACTGCAAATAGGTTTTTGTTGCAAAATCGTATTGAGTCAATATATCAAGAGTGGTATTAGCACTTGCGTCAAACCATTGAACAGTTATATGCTTGGTAGAGCCGCCTGTATTGTGTATATACATTACAGTAAATTTTGAGTAATAGCCAGTAGGACAGGTATACACTGTTGTGTCTACTGCCGCTGTGGGGCTAACTCCAACTGATAATGCTCTCATTTCGCTTTTGCCTTATTCCTTGCGGATATAGCTTTAGCTTTTGCCTTTGCGTCAGCCTTTGAGGTTGCACCCCATGCCTTGAGCGAAAGAAGCAGTCTTGTTGGTTTACCATCCTTGTA